GACTCATCGGCTCTGTCGCGTCGCTGGCTCAGATTTCGCCAGGTCTACCGGTCGGCCAGATTGCAGTTCTGGCTAGACATTCCGACCTCACGTTGGCCGGCTATCCGATGCGCTGTTGTTTGTTTCAGTGCATGGATTCATATTAGGCGCACCTAAACCAAAGGTCAAGTGTTTTTTTAGGCGGACCTTATTTTTGCCGAACTCTAGAGTGGATGATCGGAAGTGACCTTGGCGGGGGGCGAAGCGGAAACTAAAAAGCCCCGCTCGGGGCGGGGCTTCGGGGTGCGACGTTCGCGGGTAGGCTCAGGAGCTTCGAGCGAGATCTCGCGACAGTTCAGCCAGTATCTCTACACACTGCGCCAGGCGCCGTGCGGTTGGATTGGAGGCGCTTGATCTATTGGTCTTCGAGCGCTCTTTCTTGGCCTTCAGCGCTCGCCCTCTCTCGATGGGAACGACAATATTATTTGGTTGGGTATGGGACACGGCTCCCTCTGACGGGGTGGACAAAACTAAGCTTGCTTTGCCATTACTGTGCTCTCCCGTTTCAGCAGCCTATTCAGGAAATAGAGGGCATCTTCCCGCTCATTTCCCCCTTTCGCGTCCAGAATTTCCAATTCAGAAATAATCGCCGCCATCTCTGTTGAGATTGTTGTCGATTTTGCTGGTCTCATCGGACCTTCCCGGAACATCAGCCATTCGGGCCGGATGTTCAGCAACTGGCAGACCCTAATCAAGTTCTCGCCGGTCAAGTTCTTCGCCGGCTGAATTGTGCCCGCGCCGATCCATGCCGACAGGGATGGCGTCTTGATGTTCAGCGCTTGGGCGAGCTGGTGCGGTTTGTAGTCGCTCGCCGCGATCGCCTGCGCTAGTCGTTCGTTCCACGTTTCCATTTAGTTGAGCCTAACCGATCTTTTTTTAGGTGTGGCTTGCATTTGTGTTTAGGTGCGCCTAAAATGAATTCGTACCAACAAAGAGGTCAGACATGAATGCTTTTGCAAACACTGTCATCGACCGCCTCGGAGGAACAAACGCTGTGGCGGCGCTGTGCGAATGCAAGGCGCCTTCCGTTTCTCAGTGGCGCGTAGATGGGATTCCGCGCTACCGGCTCCAGTTTCTGCGTCTTGCGCGGCCGGAAGTGTTCGAAGGAATTGAAGTCAAGGAACAGGCTGCGGCATAGATCGCAGCGACGGCCAAACCAGTTACGAGGATTCGTTTTCATGAGGTAGCTATGGCAAGGCGTGCGCAGTTTCGGACGGAAATCAAAACGCGTGTGGACGACAGCTTGTACGCAGGAATCCAGGCCTACAAAACACTCAATGGCCTAGATAACGATTCAGAAGCAGTCGCTCGCATCTTGAAGCTCTTTTTGTTTGGGACTGTAGGTACTTTGCCGGCGAACCTTTTAGCCGTCAGTGTCGAGTTGGCCCAAGCGGGGGTAATGGTGGCGATATGAAAGTCGGTAATACCCACCTGGCAGCAGAGTTGCCGGTGCCAGAAGCAGGGGAATTGGTAGCACTGGCGGTAAAAACTGGGATTCCTCTTGCTGTACTGATTGGGTATCACGTGATGCGCTCGGCCTTTGGGGTGCTTCATCCGATAGTTGCTGAATTTGAGGCGTCCCACCGAGGGACTCTTCTAGATGAAAAAAAGCGTGAATCAGAGAGGTAATCATGGCTGGAGAGTGGATAAAGATGCGAGCTGATCTTCACGACGATCCCGCCGTGTTCCGTTTGGCGTCAATGCTGGGAATCGATAAGTACGCGGTGATCGGTCGGCTTCATACGTTTTGGTCGTGGGCTGATCGTCACTCTGTAGACGGTTTTGTAGACGGTGCAGCGTCTACCTATGTAGACGAGGTTGTGCGATTCGAAGGCTTCGCAGAGTCTCTCGCAATAGTTGGCTGGCTAGAGATTTCTGAGGATGGAATCCGAATTCCTAAGTTTGGCCGGCATAACGGTGATTCTGCGAAGAAAAGAGCCCTCAAAAACGAGCGTCAGGGGCGTTGGAGGGCTGGAAAAGACGTTTCTGTAGTCGATTCGGTAGACGATCAAGCGTCTACATCAGCGTCTACCAGAGAAGAGAAGAGAAGAGAAGATAAACCCCCTTCTCCTCATCTCGAAAGATTCGGGGAGTTTTGGACGGGGTATCCCCGTAAGGACTCCAAAGCGGACGCCATGAAGGCATTCGTGAAGCTGAAGGCTGACGACGAACTTTTTGCTTCGATCATTGCCGGCCTAGAGCGGGCAAAGGAATCGGAGCAGTGGATAAAGGACGACGGGAAGTTCATCCCCTATGCAGCAACGTGGTTGAACAAACGCCGTTGGGAAGACGAAGAGTCCGACACGAACGTGACGCCTCTTTTTGCCGGGGAGAAATACCTGTGATCGCAGCCAACGCAGCAGAGATCGTCGACATGCGCCGGCACGGCAAGCAGCCGGCCGCATGGGTTCTAGTGTCGTTCGTGGGACGCATCCCTAACGAAGACAACGGCTTCACGGTCATTGCCAAGCCTGATTTTGAATACGACTGGCGTTGGGTGATCGGTCTTGACGTAATCGCCTTCGCTCGCAAGGGGCAGAGCGTAGCGCAGCAGCTCCGCGCGATTCGCAACGAGCAGCCGAAGTCGCTTTCGTTGTGGGATGTGGATCTGAAGACCGGCGCTGAAGTGCATTTCGACTTCCCGGCAAAGCATGAAGTTGCGCATCGCCGCGCCGTGTCAAAGACGCTGGCGATTGAGCTGGACCCGTGGGCCGAGTGGCAGCGGAAAGAATTTCTTCAAATGGGGTTTTGAGATGCGAGTGATCGACGGGGAAACGATCGACCTTGCCGACTACATGAGCGAGTCGGAAGAGGTACACAAGATCAGGCCGGCAAAGGAATGGGCTGATGGAGTAATCAACGCGCTGTATGCGCGCAAGAATCACGCGCCGATCGCTTTGGGTTGGGAGAAGTGCGAAAACAAGTTCGAATTTCGTGCGGGCGAGTTGACGATTTGGGGTGGCATCAATGGACACGGGAAGTCGATGCTGACCAGCCAGGTTGCGCTTGATCTCTGTGTGCAAGATCAGCGGATCTGCATTGCATCGCTGGAAATGAAGCCGGAAAAGACGATGTTGCGCATGGCAAAGCAGGCTTTCGGATCTGGACACCCGAACGTCGAGTTCATCCGAGGCATGCACGGCTGGACAGATGGGCGCCTGTGGCTCTACGACCATACCGGTAGTGTCAAGCCACAGAAGATGCTCGCCATCGTCCGCTATGCCGTCGAGAACTTCGGCATTCAGCACTTCGTGATCGACAACCTCATGAAATGCGTTCCGGGCGATGACGACTACAACGGACAAAAGGATTTCGTTAATTCCCTGACTTCCATCGCACAGGACACGGGCGTTCATATCCATCTGGTTGCGCACGTGAAGAAGGGCGGCAGCGAGTACGACCGTCCGGGAAAGTTTGACATCAAGGGCAGCGGCTCAATTACCGACCTCGCGGACAACCTGTTCATCGTTTGGCGCAATAAGCGGAAAGAAGCTGTCCGCGACGGGAAATTGAAGATAGCGAAGGCATCCGAGGCCGATGCAGTCATGCATGAGCCAGACTGCTATCTCTCGATGGAAAAGCAGCGCAATGGTGATTTCGAAGGCGTCTTCGGGTTCTGGTTCGATGCCCCGTCAATGCAATACGTCGAGCATCACGGCCAACACCCGCGCCGCTACCACGTCGACGGCACGGGCGTTCCGCTGGAGGACTTCTGATGAAAGTCTCTCCGGAATTTCTGGCGGATCTGCGTTACCTGACCGCCATTTACACATGGTCTGAAGCAATGAAGAAGCATGTTCGCGAGTCGGTCAAGGCGTATCCGAGCGAATTCATCCAGTTCCTGTCGTCGCTGGCTGCTGCGCATCGGAAGGGGTACGAGGAGTCGGAAGGCCGAGGGCTGGCTATCTGGTGTGCTTCAAACGGCGTTGCTCATCCCTACGTGGGCGAGTTGGCAGAGACGGAGGACTGATGAAACGCAGCCCATCGGCGCTTACGGCCGAAATGTTGAAGTCTCAGGGCTGGATTATCGGCACGGTCGAGAGGTGGGTGCCTGGAGCAAATATCCGCGTTGATCTGTTCGGCTTCATTGACCAGATAGCGCTTAAAGACGGCGAGACGTTGGCGATACAGGCGACTAGTTGGGACAACGTGAGCAGCCGGGTAAAGAAGATAGCAGAAGCCGAGTGCTTGGATCAGGTGCGGAAGGCGAACTGGACGATTTGGGTAATGGGGTGGAAGTGGTGTTCGAAGACGAAGCAGTGGGTTCACAAAATCGTTGATGTTAGTTAGGGGGAAGGGAAATGCCAGGGAACAAGAAACCGCGCAAAGCGCGAAAGGTGATCAGCACGAAAGACGTCGTTTCGATGCTGCTTGACGGTGACGAACCGTTGAAGGGAGA